ATGCCCCAATTTACATTTACAAACAATACCTACGCCGGCGAAGCGCTGGCCGGGTTTATGGCCAGCACATTACTGGAAGCCGATTCGGTGAAACGTGGTTTGCTAACGGTTATTAATGACGTTAAAGCCCGCAAAGTGATCCTTGATGTGGACGACGACGTGGTTCTGCAAGATCCGTCAGGAATATTCGCCGATCAGGGTACATCTATCACCCAAAATGAAAGCTACCTGGACCCGGTAATATACGAGTTCATGAAACAGGAACAATGGGATAAACTCGTACAATCATGGGAAGCCCAAAGCCTGAAACCGGGTGCTTTTATGGACTACGAAGGCGTTGTGGACCTGTCCGACTTTATGGTTCAACGCTACTTAACCAAAATACAGATTGCCAACGAACGGTTGTACTGGCTGGGTAAAGGTGCCACAAAAGAAGCCGCCTTCACCGCTCCGTTCGCTGGTTTATTGCCAACTATTGCTTCAGCTTCAGGAGTTTATAAAGTTGGCCTGAGCAAGCCGGCAACTTCTATGGCAGCAACCGCCATTGACGCCACCGGTGTGGTAACTGTTTCTGATACCTCAACCCTTTCTGATGGCGATGTGGTAACTATCACCAATGTTACCGGCTCCAGCAAAGACACCACCAATGGTGCACCTGGGATTGCGGTACAAGGCCAATCCTACTATATCCAGATAGTGAATGCTACCAGCTTTAAATTAGTTCGCAACTACAACGAAGTAAACAGTCGCAAAGCAGCTATTTTCTCAGGAACATCGACTGCGGCAACCGTTAGCTATATCAACGTGAGCAACGTGTTACAGGTATTGGGCAGCGTATACGCCCAACTAGACCCGGCTGATCGTATCCAGGATGATTTTAACCTGCAGATTCCATTGCACGTGGCTTATGCTTATGCGCAGGCCCAGGCAAATAAAGCGTTGAATGTGATCAATGCCTTTACTGATCCAAAAAAGATGGACTACCTCGGTACACCTTTGCAGATCATGAACCACTGGCAGGCAAACACTATTCTTGGTGCACGCTCGTCCAACCTGTTTTTAGGGGTCGATCTTTTAGGAGATGCGTCAGAGCTATCAACCGTTTACATGAAGCCCTACACCAACGACAACGTAGTGCGCATGAAAGCCCGCATGAAAGCCGCCGTGAACTACAAATTTGCTAACGAGATATTTTACTTGTCGGCGTAATAGCAGTTGATTGAGTTGATTAAGTTAAGTGGTTGAATGAGTTAAATAATGGGGAAATGGATCCAACTCAATCAACTTAGTCCAACTCAATCAACTTAATCTAACTCAATCCAACCAATCCAACTTAATCAACTAACAACATGTCCATTTACAATAAAATAAACGCTGGGTTCAGCCTGGGTACAGGCGACCCTATTACTTCAGGTATCGAAGATGTGATTTACATCTTTAATCAGGGCGATATCACCCTAACCTATGATACCACCAACCCGCTTATCGTAACCAGTCTTACCGCAACTACCGGCGCCAAAATCTACAAGTTCGAAGGCACCAACAACAGCTTTAACACGATGTCAAAACTGGCCAAAACACAGGTAGGTCCGCGCTATACTGAGGAGATCGACTTTAACATTGCCGGCTTATCAACCGCTGTCAAAACGCAGTTGATGTCGATGGGCTATGGTCGCGTGCAGGCCATTGCCGTTAACAACTACAAATCAACCGATTCAGCCATCGAACTATTTGGCGCTGTAAATGGTTTGATTCTGACCGACGCAGAACGCAATGCAGCCGACGAAACTTTAGAAGGCGGCTACAAACTCAAATTAACCAACCCCGATAAAATGAGGGAGCCCTACCCTCCGCGTGCCGTGTCTATCCCACCTACCAGCGGTCCGGCAACCTACGCCAGCACCCTTGCGGCTATTGAAGCATTGGCTGCGTAGTCATTGGTCACTGGTCATTAGTCATTAGTTACAAAATGGCTAATGACCTCACGCTATTCAAGCCGACAACCAGTGACTAATGACGAATGACAAATGACTGTTAACCATGACAAAAAAGAAATACATCCTAAAACCCGGCAAACATCAGTTTGCGCCCAAATCGCCGCCGATACATGATAATGACAGCCTAAGCGACGACGAAGCAGAATGGTACCTGCAAAAGTATCCGCACATTAAATCACTGTTTGTCGCTAATCCGGGATCGGTGGAATCTCCAATAGAATCAGTGGAATCATTAACACAAATCGGTGTAATCGAAAACAACAATGAAAACCTACCTACCACAAATTGAACGCCGCATATTAGTACGCCCTAACCAAACTTTCGGTATACTAAACTATGACCTCGACAACGCCTATCCGCAGCGCATGTTGGAGCTGGTGGCATCGTCGCCAACGGCAAAAGATTGCTGGAACAAGCGGGCCAAGTTCATCGGCGGTAATGGTTTTGAGCAGGCTGATTTGGGCAAACAGGTGATCAATCCAAAAGGGTTAACACTGGCCAAATTGCTAAAGGCGATTGCTTCTGACAAAGCGCTTTTTACGGGCTTCGGCATTCATATCAACTACAATGCGTCTTACAAAATAGCCTCGGTAAATTATGTAAAGTTTGAAGATATCCGTATGGGCGATACCGATTCGCCTGATACAGCCAATAAATTTGCTTTATACTCCGACTGGGGCCGCAAAACCTGGAAAAATATCATGCGCAGCAAGATCACTTTCCTGGATAAATACGATCCTGACCCCGATGTGATCAAACAACAGGTAATTGTCGCAGGCGGCTGGGATAAATACAAAGGGCAGCTTTTTTATTTCAACCCTGAAGTGGATGATTATCCACTGATTGAAGCCGACAGTGTTTGGGAAGATTTTGAGACCGAAGCCGGCATCAAGATATTCAACAACCGCGAGGTGACCACCGGCTTCCTACCATCAACCATGTTATTTATGCAGTCGCGCAGGGAGGAAGCAGATAATAGCAGCCCCGATAGTGATGAGCAGCATTATTACAATGTACCGTCGCAATTGGAGCGCGATCTCGGAACTTTCCAGGGAGCAAAAAGCGCGCAGAGGATTATCGTGATTGAATATGAGGACGAAAACTCCAAACCCCAATTTCAACCCTATTCTATCCAAAACAATGATAAACTGTTTGAGTCGACTGAAAAATCTGTCGAAGCACGCATCATCAAAGGCTTCTCGATACCAAAAGAGTTGATCAACTCCGAAAAATCATCAGGACTAAGCAATGGCAGCGAGAAGAAAGAAGCCATCCGCGAGTTTAACGATAACACCGCGCCGGACAGGCAGGAATTATCAGAAACTTTCGCCGAAATATTCGGGAACTTCAGTACTGATATCAATCCATCTGGCAACTGGAGCATTGTGCCCGTACCAACAGATGTGTCCGATGATATCACAGGTATCAAAGCCGGAGCAAGCATCAACCAGCTATTGCTCTCTGCCATTCCCGCCGAAAACAAAATAGCCACCCTGGTTTATGCCTACGGCTTTAAGCAGGAAGAAGCGGTAAGAATGGTTGATTAAGTTAGATTGGGTTAAGTGGTTGATTAAGTTTTAACATCCACAACCTAATCCAACTCAATCAACTTAATCCAACTCAATCAACTAAAAAATGAACACCCCCTACCTCATCAACCAGATCACCTTTCAAAACTACGAGGATCTTTCGGTTAATATCAAGTCCGAACGGCTAAAGGTATTCGTTAAAAAAGCGCAGGAACTTGACCTGAAACCATTCCTGGGTCATGCCCTGTATTACGACTTTATTCAATACTTTAACGCTGATGGCACTTTGCAGGATGGCACTCCGCAGCCCTATAAAGACCTGCTAAACGGCACAGAATACCTGGACCGTTACGGCCACATCGTCCTGTATGAAGGTCTGCTGCCCACGTTGGTTTACTTTACGTTTGCGCGCTTTGTTGAGGCCGATGCAGTACATTACACAGCAACCGGCCCTGTGATTAAACACCATGATAATGCCGATCCGCTTTCTCCGCAGGATGTAGCCAAACTGGTGCAACAGCATCGCAGCGTAGCCAACGCCCATGCTAACGAAGTCGAGAAATTCCTGCGCGACCATAAGGCCGATTTCCCGCTCTGGCAATTCAACCCGAAAAACAGGAGCAGCCGCCAGGCAGGGCCGCGTATACGCAGCGTAGATAAAACCAGCTTCAATTATCCCGGTGATGATTGTGCGGGGAATTATTTACCACTGGATTCAACTATTAGCAACTAAATGTGGGTGCACTGAACTTAGTCGAAGTGCGATGCGCAGAGGCCTTTGCCCACATAGTCATCGACAAGCTCAGACTGACAACGCTCTTTTATTTAGTAGTTCGCCCTAAAAACCAAAAGGGGTGTCACACTGAGCTCAGTCGAAGTGCGTTGCGATGGGCTATAACGCCAATGCATGCGCCCAAACATCAATTGAAACAACAATCATCTTATGTCTGACAAAAAAATAACCGAACTTCCCATAGCCACATCCATCAGTTCCTCCGATGTTTCGGTTCTGGTTGATAATGGCAGCGATTATCAATTTGCCTTCTCCACCCTGCTGGGATTTATCGGTTCCAACCTAAACCTTGGCGCCAATATTTCCTTCGGCGGAACACTGCCTCAAAACACATCCGGCAAAAACGGTGACGTGTTTATCAATACCTCTGCAGGCAATTTCGCGCAAAAAATATCCGGGCAATGGACCATAACCTACACACTGCCATCATCTTCAGGTTCAACAGATGGCACGGTATTGTACGGGTTAGGTATCCCCGGCAATGCAACCGGGAACAATAACGACACCTATATTAATACCGGGACCGGGATTTTTTATAAGAAATCGGCAGGTACATGGAACCAGGTATTTTCTATGCAAACAGGCCCCGCAGGGCCACAAGGTGCAGCCGGAACAAATGGCACCAATGGTGTTGATGGAAAATCCGTTCTTAACGGAACAACCAATCCGTCAAACCTTTCAACCGGTATAGATGGTGACTTTTATATTAACACCAGCACGTTGATGTTCTTCGGCCCGAAAACCGCAGGTGTGTGGCCAATCGGCGTGAGCATTGTAGGGGCGAATGGCGCCACTGGCCCGGCAGGACCTGCTGGACCAGCGGGACCAGTTGGTCCAATAGGAGCAACCGGACCCGCTGGTGCAGTAGGTCCGGCGGGTGCGACAGGAGCGACCGGGCCACAGGGGCCGCAAGGGAATCCTGGCGCAGCTGGGGCAACTGGAGCGACCGGACCGCAAGGCGCTACGGGGCCTGCTGGCGCAGCGGGTGCGACAGGTGCCAATGGCGCGAACGGGTTGTCGGCTTATCAGATCTGGCTCAACGCAGGTAATACGGGTACCCAAACGCAGTTTTTAGCATCGTTGCAAGGTGTAGCGGGCGCAACCGGGGCAACCGGTCCTCAAGGTCCTGCTGGTGTTACAGGCGCTACGGGTGCTGCTGGCGCTACGGGTGCCACAGGTGCGCAAGGCCCTACTGGAGCGACTGGCCCTACGGGGGCCACAGGGGCAACCGGAGCTACCGGGCCACAGGGCCCGGCTGGAGCCGATGGTTCAAAGAAGATAGCTTATAACTTTTCTCAAACGACTTTATAATGAATACTAACTCAAATACCACATCATTTTCGACATTGACCGCCTCATACCCCGCAGTTAAACTTGCTTCCGGCTTGGCTATCAATACCGACACGCTAATAGCCACAGGCGCAACAAATGCCAGTGTCGTACTCGACGTGCTTTTCCGAAATACTGACGCCTCTAATCCACGGAACTTTGACATCATTATTTGTGCAACCGGTGCGAATGCGACGGCGGAAAATAACGTATGCCAAATCGCTGTTCCGGCAAACTCAGGTAATAATGGCAGTGTCGCACTTGCATCGCTGGCGGCTTTGGTCCCTCAGATATTTGATCTGGATTTAGCCGGGAACAGGGTTATGACCCTCGAAAGCACTATTTCAATCTATGTGCGTAACAAAGCTGCATTGACTTCGGACATATATGTAAGGGTTAAACAAAGAAACTTCTGATGCAGATGTGCAGATGCGAGGATGTGCGAATTCACTGATTAAAATAGAGCCAGGAGCCAGGAATCAAGAACCAGGATAATAAATCACTCATTCACTCATTCACTCATTCACTAACTCAATAATTCAATAAAATGGAGATAGCTGCTGTAAATACAAGCCCTTTTCATGTAATGCTCCAGCGCAGAAATAACGTTTGGTATAGCGTTAAAGATGGCAATTGGGAAGACCCGAATGTATGGATGAGTAATGGGCTGGATAAACGCATAATCACTGTCCCTCAGAGCGGGGATACAGTTTATATCTGCCACACGGTTAACTTTGACGGTGCAGTCCTAAGTAACACAATTATTAATGACCTTTTTATATTGGGTAAACTTACTGCGTCTAATAACTCACAGACCCTTACCTTAAACGGTAATCTATATGCAAGTGGGTTTATTGATTTCACTGGTTCTAATATTACACTGAACCTTAACGGTGTTGTTAACTCAGCTATCTACTCAAATTTTATCGCGGGGAACTCCACAATAAATTTCGGCGCTATCAATAATGATCAATTTATATTAAATCTGCCTTATAAAAACCTAAGTACAAGCGGTGCTCAAAAATACATGGCAAGCGATTTAACAATCGCCGGGACTTTTAGTCCACAAAGTAATTTTGAATGCGGTGCATATAATTTGACCGTTAACGGTGCGTCGACCATCGGCACGACAGGTCAGCCTGGTAAGTTTACAAAGAACTCATCAACAGGGTCATTGCTATTCATTGGCAATGCGGATTTTGAGGGTCTTACCGATTTGAGTGTAGGCAATCCAACTGTCGAATGCAGAGGAGGTATTAACATACACACTTTTAGCTTTACAGCTGGTTCAGGAACTTGGACTTTTTCAACCAATAATCAAACTATTAGCTGTTCCGCTTGGCTTGGGGGGACATGGAACGGGAACATACTTGTTTCGGGCGCAATCACTGTTACCTTGACGGGAGGAACTTTCCAAACTAATGGTACTATTAATGGAACGGCTGCAGGTTCTACCTTTAATAACAATGGTGTTCTTTGGATTGGCTATAACCATACCCCAATGGTAACAGGAGTGTTTAACTATCAAAACACCGCATCTTCTACCCTTGGTTATGTATTCAATGGAAATTACACATTGCCTTACACATCTTATGCCAATCTTTTTATTGGTGGCAACACGGGCATCAAGTCTCTTGGTGCAGCTACCATAGTCAATCAAAGTTTGGTAATAGGTTACAATGGCTTTAACGGTTCTGTGCTTGACTGTGCCGGAAATAACTTAGATGTGAAAGGAGCATTTACATGCTATGACGGATTCCTTGCAAGTGCCTTCAGTAATATAACTTTTGAGGGAGCTGCAAGATTTGATCACGGGGGCAGCCCAGCAAATGTTGTCGATCTAAGAACGGGTAACCCTAACGTTGAATTTAGAGCAGGTCTCACAGTCAGTGTGTACTCTGCTTATACTGGAACTGGTACATTCAAATTTACAACGGCAAATCAAAACCTTGATTTTAGCATTGTGAATGGTGGTGCATTGGCTTGTAATTGGCTTATAAGTGGAGCTATAACGGTTACACTACTGGATGGTGCAAGCAATAACCCTGCTGCTACAGGAACTATTAACGGCGACAATGCATCCTCGACATTTGATTGCAGGGGTTACTTCCAATATCAAAATGCAACGGCCCCTATGACAACAGGTAAGTTATATTGCAATCAAGCTACAAACACATTCCTTTATAGCGCATCAGGCAATCAAGATATACAGGTACCGTCTGATCCAATACCTGGATATAAGAATTTAACATTAAGCGGTTCAGGAGCTAAGAGGCTATTAGGGAATGTGTCTGTGAAAGGCACATATACTCTTACATCACCTGCTACATTAAATTCCAACGGATTCTCCTTAACAAATCCATAACTCTATTCTCCTATGCAAAAACTCACCCTCCTGCAGCGTATCCTCAGCGATACGCCAGCATTTTTCAAAAAAGTACAGGTATTCGGCATTGGTTTGGCCGGGCTTGGTGGCGCGCTGGCCACTATTCATGGCATTCCTTCTGACCTCACAACATCATTTATTTCGGCCGGTACTGCTATGGCGGCCATTGCACAATTCGCCGTAAAAATGGACGATACAGACGACAGCGGGCCTGGCTCCACATCAGCGGGTAATAAACCATCACCGCCGCAAACCATCCAACCATCATCCAATTAACAAATTTTAATTAATTTAACCCGTTATTCTATTAGAAATGAAAAAGCTAATAACCATTGTATTATTTCTATTCACGGCCGGGGCGTTTGCTCAGGGTCGTTATAAAATAAATAGCCCTATTGTTATTTCGGGGCAAAAAAATATCGTCATCAAAGGTTATCTGATCGCCGGCGGTGCTTCCAATTGCATCTACCTGCGCGATTGCTCTAACGTACACATCACTAAATGCAAATTAAAAGATTCAAAAAAAGTCGGCATTCTGTTGGAGAATTGCCAAAACGTACTGATCGATAGCTGCTATATCACCAATGTGCAAACCGGCGTCAATGCAAAATATTCGGCTACAGTAAAAGTAAACAGCAACTATTTCCTCAATATGAACGGACCCTTCCCCGCCGGATGCGCCGTTCAGTTTAATAATGTGAGCGCGCCCGCCAGTCAGATCAACTATAACCGGGTGGAAAACATTGCGGGACAAGCACAACATCCGCAGGACCTGCTAAGTGTATATAAATCAAACGGCTTACCCGGCGATTCGATACAGGTAATTGGCAACTGGATTCGCGGCGGACAAGTTACCAACGATTCAGGCGGTGCTGCAGGCATTGTTTTAGGCGACGTGGGTGGCAGCTACCAGGTGGCGCGCTATAATGTAGTTATCAATGGTGGCTTCGTGGGTATGCAGGTGCAGGGCGGAAGCCACATCAAAATGGATCATAACACTATTTACAGCTCGCCAACAGCTTACTCTAACGATGGCTTATCGTATGGTAATTATTCCGGACAGCCGAGTAACGATGTAGAGATCAGCTACAACAAAATAAAGTTCTTCAATAAAAACGGCAAAGAAGTTGATTGTTGGTGGGACCCCAAAACAGTATCAAAACCAATGGGCTGGGAAACCAACATTCAGGGAGCAGATATCGATGATAAAATATTGCCGGGCCGATTACACGACGATAAATGATGCAATTATTATAACATATTTGTAATAATCACCCGTATAACGCATTGTATATTGATTAATTTTAAATAATAGTGTTAAATTTGTGTCTGAAAAAGAACACGATCCTAAAATCAAACCATACTTATTTTTAATTGTCTTACAGTCATTAATAAGTATAATGATGAGAACAATGGGCAAACTGATAACACCTTTTAACCATAAAAAGGATACCTCTGTGCAGGTGGCCAGTGTTAGGCTTGCTAATACAGCAAAAGGCTATCTAGCTAAAGTAAGTGCAGAGGAAATTAAAGCCAGACGGGTTGCTGCTTACCGGTATCTATTGCCTTAATGTTTGAGCCTGAAACGAGTTACCCATATCGTAGAGTTGGAGACCATTCTGGTCTGACTACAAATAGAAAGCACGTAGAACATCTTACAATATATCAGTTTAATACGGAGAAATATCCTTATTTAATTGAAGTAGAAAAATATCCCTGCCAAATCTATGCATTCAAGTTTTACAGACGAGTGCACAAGAAAAATAAACAACGATTCAATTTAATGACCAATGAGGGCAAATGCTCCAGAATAGTCGGCACATGCTTTAGTATATTTTTGAGCATCTATGAAAAAAATCCACTAGCCAGTTTTGGATTCTTGGGCGCTCATACCATTGACATTCAAAAGCATGTAATCGAACCTAAAAACGAAACACGTCGTTTCGTAGTTTACAGGCAAGCTGTTCAGAACTATTTCGGCACGGATACGTTCACGCATTTTTCAAATCCCGAAAACAGCATTTATTTGGCCATCAGCAATAAAAATAAAGATGTTGCCAATATTGCCGATGTAGCCAACGCAATGATTGAGCAGTTACTCGATCAATAAGGATAAACAATTATTCTTTCAAAAACTTACATAGCGTTATCGTTACCATCACTTCTAGGACATAAATAAAACTATTCCTTTTCTTAAATCCACGCCCGACAATATAGCCAGGGGCACTAAACCTTATTATCTATGAAATTAAGTCAACAAGGCGAAAAGCTTATTAAAAGCTTTGAAGGGCTGCGCCTTACAGCCTACCGCGATGTAGCCGGCGTTTGGACGATAGGCTACGGTTCAACCCGCTACCATGACGGCAGATCTGTAAAACCAGGCGATAAGCTTACCAGCGAGGTTCAAGCTTCGGCAATTTTCGTCAACACACTCGGGCAATACGAAAATGCGGTCAACAGCTTTGTAAAAGTCCCGTTAACACAGGACCAGTTTGATGCATTGGTCTCCTTCACCTATAACGAAGGCACTCATGCCCTAAAAGAGTCCACCTTGCTTAAAAAATTAAACGCAAAAGATTACCAGGGCGCAGCCGATCAGTTTTTGGTGTGGAACAAGATCACAGACCCAAACACAGGTCAAAAGGTGCCATGTGCTACACTGACCGACCGCCGCGCTGCCGAACGCCATTTATTTCTTTCAACGCAACCATTACTATGA